TACTATAAACAGGGTAAAAGAAATTGTTATGAATGAAGATACATCTTCTGTGGCAGCATTTGTTTCTGACATAACTAAAAAGGTTGGGACATTTTTTGATATGGACGGTCAACCAAGTAGGACAGGTAAGAAATTTGAAGATTTACCTCCTAGAGCTAGAGCGGCAGTTCTGTTAAATAATATTAAACAAGCAAACATCCGTGAAATTCTTGGTGAATCTGGAAAAACCATATCTAACTTAGATAGACAGATTATTGATGATCTTGTAGGAAATTTAAAAGCTGGTAATAATCCAGTTGAAATTCTTGAAACATTAAAATTAACCGAAACCAGAGTGATGACTAATATACAAGGAGCACAAGATAGGTTACTAACTAACTTTAATTTTGCAATTCAAGAGGGCAATTATGGTGTAAGTTTAATTGAAAATAATGCCAATTTACTTAATTATATTGCTAAACTGAAAACAAACCCCAGTGCTGTTCCTATTGGCGTAGACTATTCTAATAAATATGTAGACACTACGAAACAAAGAAGACAAATTACTTTAGCAGAAGATTGATGCAAATATTTGATGTAGAAATTGCTCCAGGTGTAACTGAAACTGTAGAAGCACAAAATGCTGATGAAGCAAGAAAAAAAGTAAAAGCACTTATCGCACAAGGTGCTATGTCTCCATTTTATGATGAGCTTTTTTTTGACTACGAAACTGGAGTTGATAATAAAAGGTTAAGAAGAAACTTAGCCATGGCTGAAACTAACGAAGAACAAAATAAAGTAATTCTTAATATTCTAAACAAAACACAAAGTTCAGAAACACCAATAGAGCAAGAAAATGTTTTATTAAATCAAGTTGGAGATCAAGGTTTTACTAGAAATACCAAAGGTCAAATAGCTTTGACACCAAAAGGCATGAAACAGTTGGGATTAGAAAAGCTAATTAAAAGTGAAACACTTACTGATGGTTCTGTTATTTATAAAAATACAATTATTGACGAAAATGATTTCAATTTAAAAACAGGTGATTTATCTGACTTTGCAGGCGTTGCTGGACCTATTATAGGTGTGATGACAACTTTTGTACCACAACTTCGAATAATCAAAGGACTTTCACATTTATTTGGGAAAAGAGATGTACTTGCTCGTATGTTTGCAGCAGGTGCTGGTAGTACAGTTGGTAAGGCTGTAGAGGAAGAAGTTATAGAAACCACAGAGGGATTTCAATTACAAAAAAGAGATGAAATAAACGATTTATATATGCAAGAATTTGCTTTTGGTACTATAGGCCAAGGTATTGGTGAAGGTGCATTTAAGTTATATAACACATTTTTAGGTGCAAGAGCAGCTCCTGCAGATAAACGAATTTTATTCCAACAAAATCAGAATAGATCTGTAGCTGACGTTATGAAGTTAGATATGGAGCTTGGAAAAGAAGCGACTGAAAGACAAATTAAAAAAGCCATAAGAGATGGAAAGGTTAAAAAATTTAACTGGAAAATGAATAAATCTGTTGGTGCAATACCATCACAAGAAACTTTACAAAGAATGTTGCCTGGAAGAGGACAAGGCATAGCAGAACAAGTTATTGGTAATAACAGAGATAAAGCTAATGCAGCTTATTTGAGAGCAGAGTTAAATTATATTTTAAAAGGTATTAAAGATGAAAAAGTTGCCTTAGATTCTTATATATCAACATCACAAAAAGGTAGGTTAGATCAATCTATTAATGAAAAACTACAAAATTTAAGAAACGCAGAAGCAACAGTTACAAATAGATTAGAAAAATTATTTGGAGAAATTACAGAAGATGCATTAGAGGTTGGTAATTATGGAATGATACCAAGTAGAAGTGAGTTTGGTGAAACCATAAAAGATACGATTACTTCTGCTAGACGTTTTGTTACGAATGAAGTGGGTAACAAATACAAAAAAGTAGACAACATGATGAAAGACATGAGAAGCATTTATAAATTAGAATTAGATGACTTTGGTGAATTACAACGTGTTGGAAGAGGCACTGCAAATGATTTTCAATTAAAAAGTGCTGCTGAAAGAGATATAGCAGTAGCAATAAATGCAACTATAAATGAAACTGCACACACATATTTTGAAAAATCTTTGTTAAGAATTAAGTCTTTTAAAGAGGATTTTCCAGCTTCTGATTTTAGTCCGCAAGACCCTCTAATTAAAGGCGGCATTATAAATAAATTAGAAGATTTATATACAGGTTTATTACAACAAACTGCACCTGGTCAAGCAGCAAGTGGTAAAGGATTAAGTTTGTTTCAAATAAGAAACATACAAAAAGATTTAGATATTTTTATTACAGAAGCTCCTGGAGCGTCACCACAAAGAGAATTAATAATTGATTTAAAAAGGTATCTTGATTCATACGGTAGAGATAATCCAAAAAGCATAATGACTGATTTAGCAAAAGAATCAATAGAAAAAATTAACACTAGGTTAAAAAGACAAGGCATAACAATACAAATACAGGACAAAAAATTAATTGAAGATTCTTTAAAATTATTAAGAGAAGCAAACAAAACTAATGCACAAAGAATGAAACCTTTTGATAATTTACAAATACAAAAAATTATATCTAATGCATCAAAAGGTGCACATCCACCAGAGGAAATATATCAAAAAGTTTTTTTAAATGGTTCTTCAAAAGATTTACAAGATGTATTTACAGCGACTAGAAACTACGATGATTATTTAAAATCAATAGGTAAGGCAGAGGAAGCAACTACAGAACACACATTAAAAGCACAATTAAAGAAAAAGTTTTTTGATGATGCTATATACAAAGCTACAGATGGTGCTACACAAAGTATCAACTTTACTACATTTGCAAGACAGTTTTTCAACTTCGATAAAGAAATGGCCGATGCAGGTAAAATAGATGAGTTATTTAGAAACTCAAAAGGTGTTACATCTGGAGAGCTTGTGAGAGAAACTATAAGAAATTTAAACCGAGTGCAACCAAACTTAAAGCCATCACAGTTACGTGATTTAGCTGATGACTTTACTGGTACAAATATTGGTTTAGACGATAGTGATCAAGGTAGAGCATTTATTCAAGCTATGCGTGAGTTAGCTAATGAATCAGAAAGAGTTATGAAATTCAGAGCTAACAGAGCAATATCCGATTTACCAGAAAAAGGTATAGAAGCTACTACTGACACTATATTTAGACCTGGTAATGCATCTGTTATTAATACTTTAAAAGGAACAGTTGATGATGATGTGTTTGCAAGCATACAACAAGCAAGCATGATGAAACTTTTGAAAAGATCTGTTGATTTTAATGGAAAGGGTAAAATTAATGACATATTTAAGGCAGGTAATTTAGAAACAGCACTTAACAGTTACGGTGATGAAACTCTAGAAGCTATGTTTGGTAAAGAAATAACTCGTGGGTTGAGAAGTTTTCAAAAGGAAGTCGATATACTAACTAAAGGTGAGCTTGGAAGAGGTGGTAGTGCTGGTGGATTGGTTGCTGCAGGTCTTGGTGCTGCTATTGTTTTTGCACCATTACAAACATTAGGTCCTTTAACAGGCTTGCTAATTCTTCGTACTGTATTAGGTAATCCAAAATTTGTTGGTTTGTTAACAAAAAGTGATCCAGGCTCTATAGCACAAATGATACAAGCGGTAGAAAGAGCAGCTAGACAATTTGGGGTGAGAATGGTTGATGGTACTTATGTAGAGTCTGGTGTAGAAAAAGTCAGAGAAGGTTTTGAAGCAACTAAAACTGCAGTTGGCGTTACAGATGAAGATATACAAGAACAAACTGAAGAAGGTCTTGACATGTTCCAACAACTAAGAGATCGAGTAACGCAACCATTAAAAACTTCAGAATTACAACTACCAGATGTTCAGCCTATACAATCTCAAACTGATCCATTATCTCCAGAACGTATAGACTTTGCCGAACAAATCGCTGGCAGGCCAATCGTTTAAACAATAAAAAAGGGAGCTGTTACACTCCCTTTCTTTGTTCTCAAGGTTGTTATCCCCACTGGTCTGCCATAGCTTTGGCAATACCTGGGAAGAAAGTGCTTCTTATTTTCCAACGATCTGGACCAGGAGGACAATTATGTATGTCATTCCTAGCTGAAGTCCCATCTAAAGTACCTGTGGGCTTAAGAATTGGTAAATTCTTTAACCATAAGCAGGTTGCTTTAGAAACATTATCCTGGCCTTCTGGATCATCTCCAAATTGCCAGGGTTGGATCTTCTGATCGTAATGCTTGTAGTTTTTAATCCTTTTCTTTGCATATTTATGCATAATCGGATTTTCAACTGCAATTTTGGGTATATTACTATTCCAAAGATCTTGAAATAAATTTGTACCCTCTCTTAAATCCCTAACCATTTCCTTTACTGTTTTTCCAGGAGGAGGTGATTTCAACCACCTAACTCCCGAATTGCAAAGTCTGGTACAGGGAGGGTGTGCTACCATCATCATGTCCCAATCTTCCATTTTCATAACTTTTCTAATATCATCAGTAATGTGTCTATTAGATCCATCATCACTTGGAAGAATGTCGCAAGACCAGGCATCATGCCCTTTATCTAAGAAAGCATTTCTTACAATCCCTGAGAACTCACATGCGATTAAAATCTTCATGTTCGTTTCTCCTCTTATTTTTATTTTTAAGAACAAACTAGCTCTAGGCTAGAATCCTATTATAACACAAAAGTTACAATTTGTAAACTATGGGTTTTTAGCTATCCTCAAAAAAAGTAGGATCTACAGCTACAAATCTTTTAGCTGGTCTACCTTTACCACCAACTTTAATCTCAACCTCTTGTATCTCCCCTGCATTCTTAAGCCTTTCAATAATCTCTTTTACTTCATAAGACTTCATACTCCTAAATAGTTCGTGTCTATCTACTTCACGTTTAGATATACCCTCGCCATTCCTGGATCTAATAAATGATAATACTTGCTTAATCTTTGACTCTGTTGCACTACTGGCTACCTTATCTCTACAGGCTTCTATAAATAGTAAGTCGTAGTATCTAATAAAATCTACAGCCCAACGTGTAACATCTCCTGTAATGGCTCTAGCGTCTGCATTCGTTGCTAAAGTACATAACAAAGACAAACGCATAGCTTTCTCCTTAGAACGGCTTAGAAGAGGCTCTAGGTTATCTTTTTCTAGTATATCTTGTCTTTTGACTATCTCTCGTGCAAAGTCTTGTAGTATTTCTTCTGATTCTCTGTCAAAGTTTAATACTATTTGATCTAAATCAATCTCTGCATTATCACGAGATACATCACTCATGGTACCTCTTTGTCTTCTTATGTAGTTTACCCAATTTACAATAGAGGTTGGTGGCGATGTGAATCTTTTAAGCTCACCTACTCTTCTCGGCTCTGTAGATTCAACAACTACAAAACGGTTTAGGAACCCGTCTGCAATTCTGCCACCATTTAACGCTTTGTAAAAATTCTTTGGTACTGACAAACCAACCAATGTGATAGCTGGTTTATGTGTTACACGGCTCATCATCATTTCTTTGTATTGTTCTTGCACATTCATAAGTGAGTAGTTATCTGGTCGCAAAGTACCATGACAACGACCCCATGCTTCCATTAATGTTTGTATACCATCTTCTCTGTTAGTATTAGTTGAAGCACCAATAGCTTCTAGTCTTTTACCAAACTCATCCATTATGGTTATTTGTGTTGGCCTCATTTTAAGCACAGAATGCACGGCACCACTTGATGTATAACCATCTCCTACTACAAGCTTTTCATGATCACTTGCATTAAGCACCGACTCAACAAATGTTTTGATGTTTTCTTTACCCTGTCCTGACTTAGCAATACCCATGAAATACATAGAAGAAAAGTTATTCATGTTGGTTCTATATATACGGCCACAAGTAACACTAGCTAATGCCAGTGCACCTATTAATGATAGTTCTGGTTGTGGCACTTGTGCTATTTCCTCACAGAACTTAAACATGTCTTTTAGCAAACCTGGTGGGTTGAATAAATCTTTTGGTTTTTGTATGCTTTCTGAAGCTTGAATAAATAACGGTGCTATTCTATTCTTTCTATCGTGTGTATTTTTTACACTTTCAACAACGCTATCTATTTCTGTTTGTGGTAGTGGTGGATTATTATTTTTATTCCAGTTCTGCAAAAATATTTTTACAAATTGTATATTAACATTCTTTGAAATTAAATATCCTGCAATCCTTGCAGCTCCATCATTCCTAGACCCTTCCATGACACCATCAAGTGAAAATGGTGCTGTTTGTATTCCTGTTTCTGTTTTTGGAACTCCTGTAATTTTTTGAAACTCAACCTCTGTAAAGTCTGGTAAATCATTATGATCATGTATTTTCCAATCAGGAAAAGTAATTGGTTTATAGACTTGGCCGTTAGCATGTCTATTCCATGGTGCAATAATTAATCCACCCATACCTCTTATATCTATGAGTCTTTCTATTGGTGTTTCTGGAGTTCTCCTTGTCGCAAAAGTAGTATAATTTTGTGGGTTGTTATAATAATAATGCATTCCTTTACCAGTAATAACTTTAAAGGGACAAGCTGGCATATTCTTTTCTACCCAGTCCATAGCTTCTGGAGAGTCAGCATCGACTACTACAAACTTACCACATACAAGTGCAACTTGTAAGTTATCTCTGCCCTTAAACCATGATTCTACAAGGGTTCTATCAGGCCTGGCTTCTTTATACTGTTCCCAGCTTCCAAGAAAAGATGGCGGTTTTTTATTAGATCTTTGTAAAGGAACTACATTATAACCATCGTCATAGTAGGCAAGAGCTTGCTCTAAGGATGTATCGTCCTCAGTAATATTAAGCTGAAACACACTAAGCTTCTTGTGCTATATCATTTACTGATCCAAAGATGCATTCGAAATCTAATCTGCCATCAGTAGCTTTTATAATTTGTTTGGCTTGATTGATAGTTGGCTGCCTATAACCATATCTCCATGACTTACATGAAGCCTCTGAACAACCAAAATCTTCAGCAGCTTTTTTCTGCCCTAGAAATTCTATATATTCTTTGAGTGTATATCTTTTTACTACTCTATCTGTATGATTTGGTTTTACACCTAACGTTTCAAATTCTTTTAATTTTTGTGACGAAAGCGATTTAATTCTATGATAATAGTTAGCTTGCCAGACTAGATCTTCTCTGTTGGTATCTTCCATTTTTTTCTCCTCGTAACTTTTATTTGAAAAATATTCACATATTGTAGATAAGTAGTATATAATATGCAAGTTAATTTTAATTTTAAAGGAGATTGAAGATGGAATTATCAAGTAGAATAGTATCTCCGCAAAAGTTAGTTCAAGATCAAGGTGCAAAAATCTTGGTTTATGGAATGGCTGGAGCGGGTAAAACAACGTTGGCTAAAACATGTCCTGGTAAGGTGCTTGTAATAAGTGCTGAAGCTGGTTTGTTATCTATTAAAGATGCAAGTAATGTTGAGGCTATAGAAGTTAAAGAAGCATCTGAAGTTATGGAACTACACGATGCTTTGAAATCTGGTAAATTACAATATGACACAGTATGTTTAGATTCAGTGTCTGAAATAAGTGAGATCTTATTAACATGGGAGAAATCTCGTAGCAAAGATCCACGTATGGCATATGGTAATGTACAAGAATCTGTTACAAATTTAATGCGTGCTTTTAGAGATCTAAATATGCACGTTTTATTTTTATGCAAAGAAGATGTTGTAAATGATGATGGCGTATTAAGACACGCACCTAAAATGGTTGGTACTAAATTAGGTGAATCAATTACATATTTCTTTGATGAAGTTCTTGCTTTACGCATCATTGAAGATCAAGATGATGAAGGTAAGAATATCCAAAACAGATGGTTGCAAACTGTCTATGGACAAGGTTATAAAGCAAAGGATCGTAGTGGTAAACTAGAAAACTTTGAAAAACCTGATATAAGTGCTCTAATTGAAAAATTAGGGTTTACATTAACTAACGACAATATGGGAGAAGCAAATGTCTGATTTTGGTGATGTAGAATTTTTTGATAACTTAGAGGAACTATCATCTGGTGGTGGTACTCCTCTTGCTCCAGATGGAGAACACAACGCAACGGTTATTGCTACAGACAAATATAAGTCTAAAGCAGGTAATCATACTCTAAAGGTTACATTTCAATTAGATGGCGGCAAGTATCGTGATCATAATGAATGGTATAACCTTTGGGCTACTAATGAAGACAACAAAAGAATAAGCACGGAAATATTTACCAGGCTTACTAAAGCTGTTGGTTTCAAGAAATATCCAGAGAATCATGGTGATTTTGTGGGTAAAAAACTAATACTTAAAACTGAACAAATTGATGATCAGTTTGAAGGTGATAACGGTGTCGTGAATACTAAGAAGACAAAGATCAGATTGTATTTACCAGAGGCTGATTCAGACATGAATCCACCTAAAGAAGCTGTACCACCTTTTTAATATAGGTAAAAGAAATTAAGGGGCTTTGTGCCCCTTTTTTTTGTTTTGATAAATTTATTTTGTATTTTGAATAATTCCATATATAGTTAAAAGCAACACTCCTACTACAGCATAAAAACTCATATCCATTATCTGTTCTCCATTTTGTTTCTTAACCTGGTTAGATACCATATTGCTTTGTCTATGTCTTGTATATTTGCATCTTTATGATCTTCACGCCAAATGTATTTGAACGCTGCTGCTTTGCAATAGCCTTTAAACTCTTCAAAGGTTAAGGCTGATTCTATTGCGTCTATACACTCAATAGGGCCTTTCTTGTAATGTGGGGGGTTTATGTTATCTGTCATTTTGTTTCTCCTTTTTGGTAGACTTTTCTTCCCATACGTTTTTAAGTTTGGTTATATCTGTGGTTTTTTTGTTTTTAAAAATCTTATCCCAGCCAAGACTCCATTTATTTTTGTTTGTTGGTCTTTGTTTACTACCTTTACCACCATGCCATTTAGTCATTTAATTCTTCTCTGTAAAAGTTGCCAGTATCTAGCTCAACAACATTAGGGCTGTTGTATATGGTTGCTTGTTTGCCACCACTCCAGACTACCTTGTTGTATTCTTCTAAGTAATCACTTAAGAAGTTCCAACCTACTTCCATGTCGGTATGGTTCATTTTAAATACTTTACTTGCATAAGGTGGTTTCTTTTCCTGTGCTACAAACACAAAGTCATGCACCTGAAAACCAGCTTTTTCAAAACCACGCTTATACCAAGCAGCTTGTAGATCATAAGAGTACCGCCTTACCGAATTGGTAAAACCCCTGACGGAACAATCACTGGTTGTTTTATAATCTACAAGCACTATGGCATTTTCCCCATGTGGTTTATCAAATGGGTTCAAAACTACATCAGCCCTGGTCTTACATAATAAATCTTGCTCATACCAAAAAATAGACACCTCGTAGGGTGAATCAAAAGTGCTAGGATACTCTTTATCTGGATTTAGATAAGCTCTCGCTTCCGTTACTAAGCTGTTTTTCATGCTATATATGGTATCTTTGTCCTTTTCACTAATAACGGTAAGTCCTTTGGCTAAACTTTCTTTTTTAAGTTCTTTGTTTGAATTAGTATAAGGAGATCCAGTTATAGTAACTACATCACTAAAAAATGCTCCTTCTCCCTCTACAACCAAAGAATGTGCGGCAGATCCAAAATTCATTGCTGGTGTTTGTTCTATTGTTTCTTCCAAAGCATGTAATTGACTTTGACTAAATCTTCTTATGTGTGAAGAAGATATGCCTGGACCATTATGATAAAAGTTATTATCCATGTTTGGAAAGTAAAACGCATCGCCTACCTTTTTATGTGGTATGTCTTCTAGCATATCTGGTAGATTCATGATGCTTCCTTGTCTACATCTACTTTAGATAGATCATCTACAATAGACTGTAGTTCTTTGATAGCAACACCACACTGCCATATAGCAATGTTGAGCCTATCTTGTTTTTGTTGTTTTTCGTAATCCTCTTTTGTGGGATTGGTGTAACTGATTACTTCGTCCATAATAGCAGTTACGTCTAATTTAGGTTTATCCATTTTACTTCTCCAAATAAATGAGTTTGTATTATTGCACCGTTTTGTGTATGATGTCAACCATAAGTAACCATTTTTTATTTATGAGGAGTAAAGTATGAGTAAGTCAAATGATTTGTATTCTATGATGCGTTTATCATATGAACAAGCTACAGACGATTATAACAACAAAAAAACAGATTCAATAGTTAATGCTTATAGCAAGTATTACAGACAGAATGTTGGTATGAATTGTTATGATCCACAAGGAGACATAATAAATTTTTACGATGAGGACAATAGACAAGAGTGTGCATTGTGATTGAGTTTATGTTTTGGTTCTTTTTTGCATCTATTGCATTACCAGCTTTGTTTATAGTTTTGTTTGATGGTATATGATGAGTATTACACATTTAGATAAGGTTAAATGTAGTATATGTAAAGGTTACATAAAACCATTAAAAAATAGTAATGGCGAGGTAGTCTGGAAGCATGGAAACAACGCAGAACCTGTAAATTCAGGTAGTTGTTGTGATGAATGTAACTGGACAAAGGTAATACCAGCCAGGCTATCACAGATAAGATAGTGGTAGTTTTATGAATTATCGTGTTATGATGCGGAATGCCAAAGATTGTACAAATCAAAGACAAAATGGGCAAACCCACATTACAGGAAGTTATTTCCAGACTAGATGCTATGTTCGACAACATGGTTTATCGGGGTGAAGAACGTTTGAATATTGTCCTGGCAAGCTTAAGTTTTTGTATCGCACAAATAAGCACAGAGTTTGAAGATAAGGAGGTTGCTAAGTTAGTTGATGAACTTTTAGCTCAATATATTGACAAATCTGCCAAGAAATAGATTTTTGTCTATTATTGTCATTTTGTCATGACAGCTAAAAACATGATAAGAATGCGGGTTTCAGGATTATTGTATTTTTTTCATTTTTGTCATAAGAGAATAACAAAACTTAGTTAAATAAATTAGAAAATACTTGACTAGATCTATACTCTTCAAGTATGCTCTCAATACACTTTAGGGTAAAGTGGGGGTAGGTATTATTAAAACTTACCTCTGCTCTAATATGCAAAATATGGGATATAGAAAGAATAAACTTGAATATGAACCAATCATTTCTTCAGAAGAAGAAGCTCCCATAGAATATTGCAACCTTGACGAGAAACTTAATCGCAGACAAAGAAATTTTATTTGGATTGCAGTTAATAATCCTCGTCTATCTTTAGTAGAGTGTGCACACAAAGCTGGCTATACAAGTCCACGTCAAATGGCCAATAAACTCATGAACAAGCCTATTATTCGCAAAGAATATAATTATCTTATGAACCAGGCTAAAAAGAAGTATGAACTTAACTATGATCGGGCTGTGCAAGATTTATATGATATTCGGGACAAGGCTATTGAGTCAGGTTCGTTTAATGCTGCAATATCTGCCCAGAACTCTCTGTTAAAAGTCGGAGGCTTAATTGTTGATAGAAAAGAAGTAATGTTCGGGAAGGTTGATCAAATGAGTCGGGAAGAAGTTGAAAATAGACTAAAACAGCTCATGGGTAATGTTGTTGAAGCTAGTATAGAAAATAAGGTTGACGACCTGGATCTACCAGAAGATGTTGTTGATGAGGATAAAGATGCCAAAGAAGAACGTGATTAAAGCTGTAATGTATGTAGAAGAAGATCCAATTACTATGCCTTACGACAAGCTAGATAAGTTATTTAAAGCAAGGTGTAAGGAAGGAAAGATAAATCATTATTCTGTAGTTTCAAATCCGAAGAAAGTTAAAAAGGCATAACTAACTTATTGGAGGAGATTGAGAAGTAAAATATAAAATCAGACTATGCCTTAGCCCGAATATATCAAATTTATGTTAATTGTTCAAGAAGTTATCTAAAGCTTTGAATAAGCTCTTACGAGATTTAAACCATGCTGATTTAATTTGTTTGTTGTTTTGATAAACTAAATAGCCAACAGTAAAGCCAACTTCATCAATATTTGGGTATCGTTGTAAGTCATGCTCTACTGCATTAAATGGAACTATTTTGATGTAATATTTATTTTTGATCACTTGGTTTACTAAATATAATTACTAGAGCATAGATTATTAAAACAAATATAAATAGGTTACTCATTTAACACCTCCTATCTTGCTCTAAATAAATAAAATAAACACTTTAAACGCCACTCGGATAAGTGGCGTAAGTGTTCTGGTATTTTGCTTCGGTCTATATTTGTCATTAGTTTTGCTCCTCTAAAGTTTTTTCATGTGCATCATCTGCTTCACAGTCTGCACAAAGTATTTCGTTTTCTTCATCTGATAAATATAATGGATGCCCTTTATGACCACATCTATCACACATGTATATTTCTCTACTCATTATGCTGACTTCTTTTCTAGCTTAGCCAATACAGACCATAAAGGTTGTAAATCATTTTCAGTAATTCCAACATGAACGGTTTTATAATCAGAGTCATAAGATACTTCATGTTCTGCTACATACCATTGGTTGTTTTTAAATAAATAAATCCATTCAATGTCAAACTGCACATCATTATAAAATGTGTGTGCTGAATGATATATTATTGGTGGTTCTATATTTGCCCTACCTTCCAAACTTTCTTTAATGGTAGGTTTTAAAGAAGATAGATAACCTTGATTGGCTAGTTCTTCTGCTTTCTTTTGGTTGTTGTAATGTTCATTTAACAACACTCCGTTATATTCTGGGTAGCCGTCATAATGACAGTATGCCACTACGACTTGCCCGTTAGCTCGCTGATATGCGATATTACTTCTCGTTCCCATGTTGTATACCTCCTATAGTATTTATTATGGTTTCCAATTCACATTTATAATCATACTCTTCTTAATCTATTTGTCAACAATTTGTATACACTTAATATTATAAAGATTATTTATATGGCCAGATGTTAGAGATTA